TATGTATGGTACAGATAGGTCAGGGTTGGCCTCAAATCGTTTAGGGTTCAACAATCCCGAATTACACATCATACTACCAGAGATAATTTCTAAAGAACCTTTGGGTCCGGTAGTTAAGTATGGTGACCAAAAATGGTCTGACATAGTAAGATGGACAGTATATGTTTTGTTTATTGCAGAAGAGATGGGCATCAACTCAAAAAACATTGATACCTTCATAGATAATATAGACCCAAATGTTCAAAGATTTATGGGAGAAAAGAATGGTGATGACCATCCAAATCTTGGTGTCAAAATGGGATTGTCGGCAACTTGGTCGTATGATATAATTAAACAAGTGGGAAATTACGAAGAGATATTTGACCGTAACATCATACAGAAGTTAGGACTAAAACGAGGTCTTAATAAATTATATAACCGAGGCGGTTTACTTTACGCTCCACCATTAAAATAAATTATGACTGAACATGGAACTTACTTAGGAAATCCGTTACTCAAATCTGCTCACGTACCTCAAGATTGGTCAGAGGAACAAGTAGGAGAGTACATCCGATGTCAACAAGATCCTCTGCATTTTGTAACTGAACATATCAAAATTGTTTCCCTAGATGAAGGGTTGATAAATTTTGATGTTCGTGATTACCAAGAAGATATGATTAACAGATTTCACAACGAAAGATTTGTGATCTGTAAGATGGCCAGGCAATCTGGTAAATCAACTACTATCCTTGCTTACCTTCTTCATTACATTCTTTTCAACGAAAATGTTTCGGTTGCAATTCTTGCGAACAAGAAAACAACTGCGATGGAACTTCTTGGAAGATTACAACTTGCATACGAACATATGCCGAAGTGGTTGCAACAAGGAATACTGATATGGAACAAAGGAAATATTGAGTTAGAAAACGGCTCAAAGATTCTTGCTAGTTCAACTTCTGGTTCTGCTATTCGAGGTGGTTCTTTCAACATCATTTTTCTAGATGAGTTTGCATTTGTTCCTTCTAACATTTCTGAAGAGTTTTTCAGTTCTGTGTATCCTACGATTTCTTCTGGTAAAACCACAAAAGTATTCATAGTATCTACTCCAAACGGAATGAATCTGTTTTACAAATTGTGGACAGATGCCGAAGAGAAGAACAATGATTATTCTCCAATTTCCGTTCATTGGTCACAAGTTCCAGATAGAGACCAAGAATGGAAAGAGAAAACCATACGAAATACTTCAGAACGACAGTTCCAACAAGAGTTTGAATGTTCGTTTCTCGGTAGTTCTAACACACTTATTTCTACGGAGAAACTTCTTTCGTTAGCTTACAAAGCACCAGTTTATCAACAGGGTGGATTAGATGTTTATCAAGAACCGATATTGGGACATACTTATGTGATGGTGTGTGATGTTGCGAGAGGAGTCGGTCTTGACTACTCTGCATTTTCTTTGTTTGATGTAACGAAGCAACCTTACCGTCAAGTTGCAAAGTACCGAAAAAATGACATTTCACCAATGTTATATCCTAATGTTATTTTTACAGCTGCTCAGAAATACAACGAAGCATTTGTTTTAGTAGAAGTAAACGACATAGGACAACAAGTGGCTGACATACTTTATCATGATATGGAATACGAAAATATGATGATGGTTACGATGCACGGTAGAAATGGTCAACAGATTGGTGGAGGTTTTTCTAAAAATGTATCAATGGGAATCCGTACTACTAAACAAGTAAAACGAATTGGTTGTGCAACTCTCAAAGATATGATAGAGAGAGACAATCTAATCATAGAAGATTTTGATACAATAAGTGAGTTGACAACGTTTATTGGAAAAAGTACATCATGGGAAGCTGACGATGGAACTCATGATGATCTAGTGATGTGTTGTGTTCTCTTTTGTTGGTTAGTTCAACAGAGGTACTTCAGAGAGCTCACAGACCAAGATATAAGAGAAAAAATGTTTTCCGAACAAATGAAAATGATAGAAGAAGAAATGGTTCCTTTTGGGTTTATTGAAGATGGTCATGATCCAGAGGAAAATTCAATTCCTGGCGATGATAATGTGTGGCAACCAGCTGGACAAGAATGGCAGAGAGAATATTATTAGAGATAATTTTCTTTCTTTATTTTCTCAAAACCAAAGTCATCTTCATCTTTCATTTTTTCAGTAACGAGTAACATCAGTAATGCATCAATTTCTTTTTCCAATTCTGGTCTAACACTACGAAGACGATAAAGAAATTTAACGCTACTTTTTTCTACCATCTCTTTACTGACATGAGTAGAGTTGTAATTTTTTTTATTTTGACTTTTAGTTTGTAAAACAAGATGTTCTGGATTTACACAACTATTATTTTCACAAGTTTGGTGAACCACCATGTTTTCGGCAATGTCTCCTTTGTGAAGAAGATAAGCAAATCTATGAGCTGGTTTGGATTTTCCATCATAAGAGAACATTCCATAACCTTGTTTTTGTTTGGAAGCGTTCCATTCGTGACAATTACTAGATTTATTAATCTTAGCATTGAAACGGTCTATTGCTTTTTGAGGAAACTTCATATTTACCTTACACTAAATATTATTCATCAATTACGAGTATTTATAAATATTATCAGAGTAACAAATACTTTGCACAAAAAACTCAAAAAATAAATTTAACGGAGAGAAGATATGGCCTTTCAAGTAAGTCCTGGCGTAAATACATCTGAAATTGACCTTACTAATGTAGTAGTATCCGCTGGTACTTCCGTTGGTGGTTTTGCTGGTAGGTTCAATTGGGGGCCAATAGAAGAAATTAAGTTGGTTACAGATCAAGACAATCTCGTAGATATGTTTCAAAAACCAGACGATAACAACTTTGAAGCATTCTATACCGCAGCTAATTTCTTAGCATACACAAGTGCTTTGAACGTTGTTCGTGCTGCTAACACAACCTCATCATCAGCCACTGCACCATTGAATTCAGCTTCTAATACAGCAACATATGTAAACGTTCAAACAACAACTGTTGAAAGTTTCTATAACACATTTGATCCAGAACAAGGTGGAGCAATTGGTGGTGGTGTTACAGGTTTTGCCGCACTCGGACCATTTATAGCTAAATGGGCAGGTGCTTTAGGTAACAGTTTAAAAATGTCAATTTGTCCTGCTGATAGACCAGAAGCAACAGGAACAAGTACAGTAACATGGACTGCTTCAAGTGGTGTTTTGGAAGGAACATCCTCTTCTCTGTTTTTAGATGAATTAAGAGTTGGAGATGCTATCAAGATTGCAGATGAAGTTGGATTTCATATAGTTTCCACAATTTCTGATCTTAATACTGCTTCAGTATTTGCAACAAGTAGTTCTGATACAGCCGATGCTTCAGGTAAGTCATTCACGATAAAGAAACGTTCTGCGTTTACAACAACTTCTACTTTTATAAAGGGAACTGCTGTAACTACTGCTGATTCAACTGTTGTAACAGGAACAGGAACAATGTTCGACAAACAGTTTGTTGTTGGTGATACAATAGTAATTGGCGGAGAATCACACAGAGTTAATGCTATCACATCAAACACAGTCATTGCAACTACAACAAAATTTAACGGAACTAATGCTGCTGCTGCTATCGCAAGAGAATGGGAATATAAAGGTGCATTTTCTACAGGCGCACCAACGACTTCCACTTTTGCCGATGACAAAGATATGGCACAAGATGAGATTCACGTTGCTATTATCGATGAAAATGGTGATTGGTCAGGAACAAAAGGAGAGGTTCTAGAAGCACACGCTAATATGTCAGTTGCAAGTGGAGCAAGAGATGATCAAGGAGAAGATGTTTTCTACAAGAATTACATCAATAAGTATTCATCATATGTGTGGTGGTTAGATCATCCAACAATGGGTGCACACGGAACAACTGCATCTGCAGTAGCCGGTAACGATACCGCTGGTAACGGAACAATAGTTACTGACGGAACTGCAACATTTCGTGCTTGGGGAGCAACTGCTGATGCTAGTGGAGTTCAAACCACAGATACCTTTGAAAATGCATCATTTCCATTGTCACTTAGTTTTAGTGGTGGAACAGACGGAACAGGTCCATCAGATGCTGATATTATTCGTGCATATGACCTAATGAAATCTGCTGAAGATGTTGATCTTTCACTCGTAATGTGTGGTAATCACAGTTCAACAGTCATAAGACACGTTATTGATAATCTCGCGGATTCAAGAAAAGATTGTGTTGCTTTCTTTTCTCCTGAAAAAGCAGATGTTGTTGGTGTAACAGATTCTTCAACTGCTACAGATAACGTAATTGATTTTAGAGATACTGTCAATAAGAATTCCTCTTACGCTGTTATGGATTCTGGATATAAGTATCAGTTTGATAAACACGCTGATAAATTCAGATATGTTCCATTGAACGGAGATACAGCTGGATGTTGTGCTCAAACAGATCAAGTTCGTGATCCTTTCTTTTCTCCAGCTGGTTTTACCAGAGGTCAAATTAAAGGTGTGGTAAAACTTCCTTACAATCCTAAGAAAGCGGAACGTGATAAGTTGTATCAAGCACAAGTCAATCCTGTTGTTTCATTTCCAGGCGAAGGAACAATCCTTTTTGGAGATAAGACACAATTAACTAAACCATCTGCGTTTGATAGAATTAACGTAAGACGATTATTCATTCTTCTGGAAAAAGCAATTTCAAATGCTGCTAAGTTTCAGATGTTTGAATTCAACGATGAATTCACACGTTCACAGTTTGTTGCAATGGTAGAACCGTTCTTGAGAGACATTCAAGGTAGAGGTGGAATACAAGACTTTAGAGTTGTGTGTGATGCTTCTAATAATACTGCTCAAGTTGTTGATACCAATTCGTTTAGGGGAGACATTTTCATCAAACCTTCACGAGCTATCAACTTCATTCAACTCAACTTTGTTGCGGTTAGAAGTGGTGTAGAATTCTCCGAAGTCGTTGGTGCTGTTTAATATTTTTGATATAAATAATTACAATAAGATTAGGAGAAATTAAATGGCATACGGATCTATTACAGATTTTAAAGGAGCTCTCGCACTAGGGGGAGCTCGCCCAAGTTTATTCAAGATAGAGATAGTAGCATCACCAACTGGTGTTACTATACCAGCAGATCATGTACATAAATGTTTTACTTCTGCGATACCTGGCTTGACTATCACACCAATAGAAAAACCATATTTTGGTAGAATAACCAAAATTCCCGGCGAGATGGCTTTTGAAACTTTATCGACAACTTTTTATAATGCCGAAAACTATGATATTAGAACTGCTTTAGAAACTTGGACAGATATAATAAATGACCCTACTACTAATGAAGGGGTTTCTGGTCCTCCATCTTCATTTAACGGACAAGTTGATTTAACTCACTTTGGCAAAGATGGTAAAGAAGGAATGAAATTTCAATTTAGAGATTGTTGGCCTACTTCAGTCGAAGCGATTGCACTAGATTATGATAGTAGTGGTGAAATGGAAAGTTTTGCAGTCACATGGTCTTATGATTACTTTACAATGAAAGCAGGAAAAATTACTACTACAAACGGAACGCAAGAAGGTGCTGCACAGTCCGAGTAATAAATAGTATAATTTAAAATTAAAGGAAAACAATGGCATTACCACTTCTATCCACATTTAAATCAAGACTTGCTAATGGTGGTGGCTCAGCTAGGCCGAATTTATTTAAAGTATCGATTCAAAATACACCCAACACTGGTCTCTCTATTACTAAAGATGAGCAAATTTTAATTAAAGCTACTTCAATTCCAGAATCAACAATTGCTGCACAACCTATAAATTATGGTGGAAGACCAATTAATTATTCTGGATTTAGAACTTATGCTAACTGGTCAACTACTATCATGAACGATGAAGATTTTTCAATAAGAAATAGAATCCAAGAATGGATGAGACAAATTTCTGGTAGGTTAGACGGTCAAAGAAATGCAACATACGGTGCTTATGTAAAGGGTACTACATATAATGAAGGTCTCGGTACTGTCATTCAAGTCAATAAAGATGGTAGTGATGGAGAAAGTTACACAATGAAAAATCTTTGGCCAACGTCTATTGCATCAATGCCAGTAGATTGGAGTGTTGATGGAATGATGTCTTTCGATGTTGAATGGTGTTACGATAGTTGGACACATAATTAATTTATAGAAACAGATAAATGAATGGCTTTCGCACTTTCAGAATTCAAATCAAATCTAAGGGGAGGTGGTGCAAAGTCATCTCTCTTTCGTGTCAATCTTAACTTTCCTGCTGCACTCAATCCAACTGATGGGCCTCCTGGCTTAATACCAGTTGATACATCACAATTCCTAATACAAGCAGCATCTATCCCAGCAAGTACAATTACAACATATGATGTATTTTATCACGGAAAAGCAATAAAAGTTGCTTCAGATAGAACTTTTGCGACGTGGGAAACTACTATTATAAATGATGAAGATTTTGGAGTGAGGAAAAAAATAGAAAAATGGATGAATTTACTCTCAAACCCCGAACTAAATACTAGAAGTGGAGACATAACTAAGGTAGGTGTAAAAAGAGAAGGTGAAAATGCCGGTTATAAACAAGATATAAGTGTTACTCAATTTGGTAAAGACGCTAGCAGTTTGGAAACGTATAAGTTTATAGGAGCATTTCCAACTGACTTATCCGCGATCACTCTTGATTGGGCAGCTGGAACTATTGAAACTTATAGTTGCACTTGGAGTTATGATAGGTGGGAGAATTAAAATTATATGAAAAATTACAATAGGAGAATAAATTATGGCTTTTGAAATATTTGGTTTCAAAATTGAAAGAAAGAATCAAGGAGCACCAAACGCAAATGTTCCAGCATTTACTATGCCGGAAAATGACGATGGTTCTATGATGGTATCTGGAGCTGGTGCTTACGGTACCTCTCTGGATTTAGATGGTCAGTATAAAAGTGAAATTGAACTGATTCTAAAATATCGTGAAATGGCTCAAACATCTGATTGTGAAATAGCAATAGATAATATTATCAACGAATCAATTGTAATAGATGATACACGGAATCCTGTTGATATTATCCTTGACAGAACAAATTTATCCGTTGGAATTAAGAAAAAAGTAACCGATGAATTTCATACAGTATTGGATTTGTTGAATTTCAATAATTTTGGTTACGATATTTTTCGCAGGTGGTATGTAGAAGGTAAGTTATACTATCATATTATGATTGATGAGAACAATCCAAATCTCGGAATTGTTGAACTCCGTAGTTTAGATGCTACAAAAATCAAAAAAGTAAAACAGATTAATCAAAAAGATACTGCTGACCCAAAGAAAAAAGAAGTAAGTGTCAATTCAATGTTCAACTACAATGAATCTGGATTGGGAAATAGAACATCCGATGGTGTATTAATTTCGGGTGATAGTATCGCATACTCTACTTCTGGTTTACTTAATCCTACAAAAACTGGTGTATTATCTTATCTCCACAAAGCAATCAAACCACTCAATCAACTCCGAATGGTAGAAGATGCTATTGTCATCTATCGTATCTCACGAGCTCCTGAACGAAGGATTTTCTACATTGATGTTGGTAATCTACCTAAATTAAAAGCAGAACAATATATTCGTGACATTATGACACGATATAAAAACAAACTGGTTTATGATTCGACTACTGGTGAAGTCAAAGACGACAGACGACATCAATCAATGTTGGAAGATTATTGGTTGCCTCGTAGAGAAGGTGGTAGAGGAACAGAAATCACTACACTTCCAGGCGGAGAAAACTTAGGTCAATTGGAAGATGTGGAATACTTTCAAAAGAAAATGTACAAGGCAATGCACGTTCCTGTATCTCGACTAGAGGCTGACTCTGGTTTCTCTTTGGGGAGAGAAAGCGAGATTACTAGGGACGAGCTTCTTTTCAGTAAGTTTATTGGTAAATTACAAACAAGATTTGCAATGCTTTTTGGTGAAATACTAGAAAAACAATTAATTTTGAAAAATATAATTACTTCTGAAGAATGGTCTCAAATAAAAGACAGAGTTCATTATAAGTTTGAAAAGGATCATTACTATACAGAATTCAAACAACAAGAAACAATGACTCAGAGAGTTGATCTTGCCAGAAACATGGAAGAATATGTCGGTAATTATTATTCTAGAGAGTATTTTAGAAAGAATATTCTAAGACAGTCAGAAGAAGAGATAAGATCCGAAGATGCACAGATAGAAAAAGAGAAAAAAGAGGGTGACTTTGATGGTGATATGACTATTGATGACATTTAGAGTGTCATAATGTTTATAAATATTAATAGATAATTTTTTGGAGATAAAAATGGCAGAACAACCAGTACAAAAAGAATTTAAAGCTGTAGACATTGTAGATTTTGCAATGAGTGCACAACCAATAAAAGTAAACGATGCCTTTGATTCAATCATAGCAGATAAAGTAATGAGTTCTTTGGCAACAAGAAAACAAGAAGTTTCTGCTAGTATGTTTCAAGATAAAGTAGAAGTTCAACCAGAAGTAGAAGTTCAATCTGAACCTCAACCAGAAGTAGAAGCACAACCAATGGAGACACAATGAAACTATTAGCAGCAAAAACTGCCACAACTGAGACCGAATTAAGTTTGGGCAAAGCAACATCTGTTGCGGTTTACGCATCTGCGATTTCAATCATTTCAGTAGTTGAAAATGATGGAGAAGAGGGAGGAACGAGCGGAACAGTTCAAGGTTCTATCACTGTTCCTGCTGGGTCAGTAACAATAATTAATAAAGATCCTGACCAATTTATACTAGCAAATGTAACAAACGGAACGTACACAGTAGTAGCGTCAGCTGGTATATAATGAAATCGTTTAAAGATTTACAAAATGAACTAGTATCACTAAAAGAAGATGGTCATACTGATGTCGCAAGTGCAGTCAGACAATGTAAGATTGTCATAGAAGACGCAGCTCAAATATTGAAAAAACTACAGAGTATGGATTCAGAAGAATCTTTACCTACTTGGTGGTCTAATAAGATTGCGATAGCATCGAATAGTTTCAATAAAATGAGAGACTATCTATTAGTTCCAAGCACAGAGTCGGTCAACGTTAAGGAAGATGTTATTGACCAGTTAAGAAGTATAGTAAAAAAGAAAAAAGAATCGGATATAACTTTCAAATCTGGAACATCTGTACCAATTGATGCAGATTCAGCAAAAACTATTCTGAAGACATTCGATTCACTAAATAGTAGTAATAAGAAAAAAACACAAGATAACATGAACAAAGATACAAAATCATTCATGAAAATCTTAGATTTTGCATTTAATAACAAAGGGTAAACAAAATGAAACTAATTTGCGAGTTACAAGAAGCCGTGGATTATGAACTAATTGAAGCAAGTTCCGATAAACCTAAGCAGTATTTTATCGAAGGTATTTTTATGCAATCGGAAACAAAAAATAAAAACGGAAGAATATATCCTTTGGACGTTCTAGAAAAAGAAGTAAAACGTTATGTGAAAGAATACGTTGAACCAAAACGTGCATTTGGAGAGTTAGGTCATCCTGAAGGTCCAACTGTTAATTTGGATCGTGCCTCTCATATGATTACTTCTTTAGTAAAAGAGGGATCTAATTTTGTTGGTCGAGCAAAGATACTTGATACACCAAACGGAAGAATTGTGAAGAGTTTTATTGATGAAGGTGCAAGGTTAGGTGTTTCCTCAAGGGGAATGGGAACTTTGAAATCAGAATCGAAAGACAAAGCACAGATCGTGCAAAGCGATTTTTTTCTTGCAACTGCAGCAGACATTGTTGCTGATCCATCCGCTCCTAATGCTTTCGTTGAAGGTATTATGGAAGGTAAAGAATGGGTTTGGGA